CTAATGAGCGCATCCGTCATCCAGTCGGGTGAATATCTCCTAGAGATTGATACTGGATGGGACTCTTCAAGCTTTGTGCTGGACTCCAGCGTGAAGGGCATTCTTGACGATCCGACCTACCCACTAGGACCGACGACAGACTTCGCAGATGTGACCGACGGTGTTCTTGATGTGTCAATAACTCGAGGACGACGCGACATCGGAGATCAGTTCGTTCCCGGCATCATGAACTTCACACTCAATGACCAGCTCGCCGATGGAGCTTTCAACCCGTTCAACACTGACTCACCGACATACGATCCTGCCAACAATGAGCCCGGCATCGCACCTATGCGTCGAGTCCGCTTCTACCGCTACAACTCGCTGAATGTTGCCGAGTCACTCTTTCAAGGTTTCATCGTCAATTATGACTATCAGTTCAATTTGGATGGCAACGACTTAGTCAATATCCAAGCCATCGATGACCAGTATCTTCTTTCGCAAGCGTTTCTAGACGAATGGAATGTCACGGAACAGATTGCGTCTGCTCGAGTTGTTGAGCTTCTTGCACTCCCAGAAGTGGATGCTTTCCAAGGAGTCGGTCAGCAGTCAATAGAGACTTCAGCGGTCACTCTCGGCGGTGCAGCTGCCTATACAGTTCCGTCCGGATCTAATGCTCAGGGATATCTCAATGACATCATGGCTGCAGAGCAGGGACGCGCATTCGTGGACCGCTCAGGCGTGTTCACATTCCAGAAGCGCATCGGCACAACACTTGCTGGAGCTTCTGTGGACTTCGGTGACAACGATCCAAGCCACTATCCCTACGATTCTGTATCCATCAATTTCGGCGCAGACAAAGTAATCAACCGTGCAAGCGTGACCCATCTTGGAGCCACAGGACCAGAAACAGTTGATGACCTAGCAAGCCAAGCAAAGTACTTCATCCAAGCTGTCGCCTACACCGAAAGTCTTGTCCACAACGACACTGCAGCTCTGGCACTTGCTTCTTATCTGATCCAAGGCGAACCGACTGCGACACTGACAAGCGTGAACACAGGCTTCCAGATGCTCTCTACAGGTGAGCGCGACAATGTGGCAATCTTGGAGATCGGTGACACGATCAGCGTTGAGAAGACCATTACGACCTCATCCACGACCACCAGCGTGATCGCACAGGAGTCCTTCATTGAGGGCATTGAGCATCGGATCTCGTACAGCCAGCCACATCAGGTCACGATTTACACATCCCCGACGACCGTCTATCAGCTTTTCATTCTTGACAGTTCCACACTCGACACGATCTACGCACTAAGTTAGGAGTACTTATGGGAGCCAACGCACAAACCGCAGTACCAGCATTCGTTGCTGGTGAAGTATTGACAGCTGCACAGATGACGCAAGTGAACACTGGCATTCCTGTCTTTGCTACGACCGTGACGCGCGATGCCGCTTTCGGTGGCACAGGCGAAAAAACGCTTGCTCAAGGTCAATATGCCTACATCGAAGCAACTTCGGCGCTCATGGTTTATTCAGGTAGTGCGTGGTTGCCTGCTGGTGGTGGGCTTACTTACATTACGCAAGCAACACCTAGCGCGGTAAATAGCGTTTCCATAGATAATTGTTTTACTAGTACATACCAAAATTATTTAGTAACAATTTCTAACACGGCGTTAGTTGGAACAAATGCTGGTATGCATTTTAGATTACGAGCAAGTTCAACCGACAGCACAACAAATTACAGTTCAAATCGTATTTTTGCATATTCAACAACAGTTGGCTCAAGTGCAAATCCTGACGGTACTGATGAGTTTTCTGTTGGATTTTGTGACAGCGCATACGCAACCTCTTATTATTCAGTAGTGAACATTGGTTCGCCGAATAATGCCGTAGCCACGAAATATAATTGTTTATCGGGCGCAATAGAAAACTCTGGAGTATTCAACCAATATTATTTTGCTGGCGCACACACAACCGCTAGCGCATACGACGGATTTACAATTCGCACGGCTGGAACAAGTTTTACTGGCACTATTCGCGTTTACGGATATCAAAATAGTTAGGTGATTTATGGCTGACAAATTAGAACTAGACGCACAAACAGGTATCGCCATTGAGCGTGATTACACCGAAGCCGAAGCCGAACAACGCACTAAAGACGCTGCAAAGTTTGCTGCACTAGCCAAAGCCGAGCAAGAACGCGCCAAAGCCAAAGCCGAAGTAATCGCAAAACTAGGTTTAACCGCCGACGAAGTAGTCGCACTACTTAGTTAATGAGATGGCGTTACATGATCGGGTACGTGCTATTTATTTCCGTAGTTTTGTGGGGTTGTAGTGGTTGCACAGTTTCTAAAACGAATATCGAGTACCAATGCTTTACAAAGGCCGCTTGTGATTAAGACACCGGAACAACAGCACGCAGGTTTAATAGTTTTTGTCGGCCGTTTAATGGCTATCTGTTTTTCGTTTACCGTCATGGCATTTATCTACGGCATTTTATTTGTAGACCAGCCTACGGAACAGGCACCCACAGACGCGCAACTAATTGACCTGTTAAGCACGTTGCTAGTTTTTCTTACTGGCACACTTAGCGGGCTGGTTGCGTCTAACGGCCTAAAGAGTAAGCCGGGCGCGAGTGCATCCACCGATTAAGAAACTGGTTTTACCTGCCAATTTGGCACACGTTAAGCCGGGTGAATTACCAGCCAGCCTGTTGGTAGACCTAAAGCCGTTTGGCAAATTGCACCCTTTGGCTGCCAACGCATACAACGCGGTTAGAGCTGCAGCGTTCGCCGCTGGCATAAAACAATTTAAGCCCATTAGCGCGGGTGATACTTACCGCAGCATTGCGTTACAGCGTCAAGGGTTTTTAGCGCGTTACCAACTGGCACCAATAGAGGGCGTTAAACCTCGAGTGTACGAAAACAAGAATTATTACCTAAAACCCGGCAACGCACCTATGGCTGTACCCGGCACGTCACGCCATAACCTTGGGTTGGCCGTAGATTTTGCCAACATGTCAGGCGAAACATTTACCTTTATGTGCGACATCGGGCCTAGTTTTGGGTGGTCATTAGAGGTAATGCCAGCCGAGCCATGGCATTGGTTTTACTGGCCCGGTGACAAAGTACCGCCAGCGGTAACCCAATACCTACAAGGATTAGCGCCAGCATCCCCCACCGCGTAACACGCGCCTACTACCGTTTTGCTACCGACGAAAAGAGGTTTACCGCGCATGACTGAACTACAAACCTTTACCTATGAAGCATTTGTAGGCAAACTAGAAAACGGGCGCGAAGTATTAGTACAGATTTTTAGGAACCCGGACACACTCGAAGTATTAGCCAGCCAACTTGCGTTTAAAACCATTGCCGGCGGTACATGGCAAACGCCCTACCAGTTAGAGAAACTATGACCCTTGCACTTAAAGCCGCGTTTACCGCGATATTTACTCTTACAGCTGCCGGCATTGCATATCTATTGCCTATGCCTACAAACCCCGCACTAGACCGCCCCGTAAGCCCTACAACTGTTTACGTGGCAACCCCACCAACTACCACAATGCCCGCATACGTGAACACATGCACGCAGGTAGCCGTATTAGCCCTAGCCGAGGGTTTACCTCAAGATCAGTTAGAGACAGCGCTAAAAGTCGCTAACCGTGAAAGCCGATGCACAAGCGATGCGTTTAACGCATACGACACCAACGGCGGTAGTTATTCCATTTACCAAATTAACGGGTATTGGTGCCGCCCTAACAAGTATTGGCCTACTGGCTGGTTGCAAGCCAAGGGCATACTCGAAACGTGCGACGATCTTTACGACCCAACAATTAACACACGTGCCATGGTTGCTATTTGGCGTAACAGCGGTTGGTTACCATGGAATACAGCGAAGTAAAACAGTACATAGACCCCGATAACTCGCTTAGCGAGGAAAGCAGACGCATGTTAGACCCGACAGCAAACGCAATGGCAAAACACCAAATGGCCGTATTTGACCTAATAGACGAAATATGCAGGCCCGCACATATTCCCTACAAGCCCAAGCACGCTGACCTAATAGCGCGCTTAAAACTGTTGGCAACTGACTTAGACCTAAGCGGTGACGAGGCAGGCTGGCAGGCTATTAGCGAGGCTGTAGAGGCGTTAGGCGGCTGAAATGACGCTAATTACGCTTACACCTAAACAGGTATTAAATGCGCGTGACGTGGCCTACAAAAAGGCTATGGAGTGTGAAGCGGGAAAAATGAAAAACCGCTACAACGTGCCAGTAGCCAGTACAAGTTATGACCGACACCTAAAAGGCTGTTACGGCGAACAGGCCGTAGCTGCATACCTCGGCGTCGAGTGGGGCTTTACCGCCTACGACCCCAAGGCTAACGACGTGGCAGGTTACGAGGTGCGCGCCACATACCATGCCAACGGGCGTTTGCTTACACATGCCGAGGATAAAAACGGGCTATACATTTTGGCGATCATTGACCGCGACACCTACACCGTAAACCTTGCCGGCTGGTCAAACCTTAAGCGCTGCAATACCGTGGGCCGTTGGGCTACTGATTTACCGTTAGCGTGCTACGCCATGCCACAAGCCGAGTTATGGCCTATGGAAATGTTGCCCGCAACCGCGCTATACGCATCTGCTATAAATAACTAATTCACCCGACTAACAGAAAGCCCCCGACCATGAAACCATGCCGCAAGTGTGGCGTAATTACATACGCCTACAAAGTAAGTAAAACGCAAAATCACTATTTGTATTTTCACCCCGGCACATGCAAAAAGGACTGGCGCTAATGGCCTTTAACATTGACAACTACGTAGACGTACCAACACGCCTAGCCGAAGCATTAAAGCGTTACCCTGATCTACGCATACAAGAAACCGCCGCCGAGGTAGTTACCATGCCGGATGGCTCGACGTTCTACCGTTGCACGATTACCGTTTGGCGCGACGCCAGCGACCTAATTCCAAGCATTGCTACAGCTGCCGAGCCTTACCCGGGCAAAACCCCATACACCAAAAACAGCGAATTTATGGTGGGCATGACTAGCGCGTTAGGCCGTGCATTGGGTTACATGGGGTTTGGTATTAACAAAAGCATTGCCAGTCGTAACGAGATTGAAGCGCGGCAAGACCCTAAAAAGCCCGATGCACAAATAGCACCTATAAGGCGTGAAACGTCTAGCGCGCATCCTAAACAAGCCAGCCAAAAACAGGTTTACTTTATTAAATCGTTGGCTAAGGGCGCGGGGTTTGATGAAGCCGCGCTGCACGATTACATTGCAGCCACGTTGGATAGCGACGCGGTAACACTCGAGACGCTTAACCCCGAGCAGGCCACGCAGGTTATTGACGCGTTAAAGCATTTGCCAAGTAGCAAGGCCGATTAATGAACTGTATTAAATGGTTTTTGTATTTTAATTTCTTACTTATTGGCGTTGGCGTAATTCTTACTTTGTGTATTGCGTTGTTTGATGACCCACGCAAAGTTAATGGCCGTAAACGAGGGGGTAGCAAATGACTATTGGACAGCAATTAGAACTACTTACGCGCATGGTGCGCCTTATTGAGGAAATGCAAAACATGCAAGTTGATTACCTAGGCAAAGACAAAGTAGTGCAGCATTTGCGTTGGGCTACCGAGCATGTTTCTAATGACATTTGGGCGCGCACAATTCACAAAGATTACAAATATGAGGTAGCCAATGGGGATGCTTGAAGCGCAATTTAAGAACAGCGTTATAGAGATCGCTACCCGGTACGGCTGGATGGTTCACCATGACCTACCAGCGATGAACAGGCGCGGTAAATGGGCTACACACATACAAGGCGATAGCGGTTTTCCCGATTTGGTGTTACTCAATAGCAAGGGTGTGCTAGTTTTCGCAGAACTTAAAACCGATGTGGGCGTAGTACGCAAAACACAAGAGAAATGGCTCGAGCGTTTAGATAAAGCGGGCGTAATTGTGCAAGTGTGGCGCCCTAATCAGCTGCCAGTAATCATACGTTTTCTAGCCAGCGCGTAAGCGCGTAGGACTAGCCAAGCCCTAAGCCCGTTGCACGGTAGTTGGGAACATACGGCAACGTAGGTAGTACGCCATGCCCGTAATCATGCGCGACGAAATGACCGGGCCGCTGGCGTGGCAGGCTGTAAACATAATCAGCCAAGTGTTAGTTAGTGGGTTCGGGTTAGGGCAACCCCGAGGGTGGGGCTTTAGCGCATTAGGCTTTACATGGTGTAAGCATTGACATACACATAACAAACACGTACATAAAGGATTAGCCCGGCATGATGACTAACCAAACAACACCAACAGCAAGGCGCTTGCGCCGCGCTAGCACAAGCCGTAGGCGCGTGAGCAATGCCAAGTAAACAACAAGGGCCAAGGCCTCGAGGTCAAGCCGACTACAAGAAAAACAAACGCATACTGCTAGCAGAAAACCCATTTTGCCATTGGTGCGGTATGCCAGCAAGCGAAGCCGATCACCTCATAGAGGTAGACCGCGGCGGTGATAACTCATTAGAAAACATGGTAAGCGCCTGCAGAAAATGCAACGCAGTACGTGGCAACAAGTACCGCGCAGCTCGAGACGCCGGCAAATTAAGCGACGCAAACCCAACGCCAGTAAGGAAAACAAACGGCGAACACTCACAGCGTTTTTTTGGGGAAACAACAGAAGCC